TCATCCGCACCAATAGCACTTTCAGCAGTTCCTGTTGTTATTTTAAGTGAATTTGAAAACCCATCAGGAGAATCACTTACTTGGGCAACAGTGCAATCATATTCATCTGCTGTATTTCTCATACCAAAGTTAAATCTATCTAAAGTGTAAGCCGTTTGTGTGCCATCATGTGCAAAGCTAAAGCTGCTTCCGCGTTGGCTAACAGTCATTGCACCGTTGGTCACAAGATTCCTTGCACCTACATACTGAGCGTGTCCGGCTGGTGGTATTTTTGATAATGCCATTAGAGCCTCCCTATGCGTAGCCTATGCGTACATAGCTATCGCTATCGTCAAAAGTTCCAGCTTCTATTGCGAATTTTATTTGCGTAAGTTCAGCGGAAAGTTCTTTGTAACCGTGGTAGTGAAGAAAATAACCAGTATCTTGTACATACATTGCATTGGCGTTTAATATCCATTTGTTGCCATGAACATTAAATATTTGGCCTTGGTGCATAATTACATTAGATGTTCCTGACCAAGACCCTAATTTCCAAGCTGAATCGTTGTAAGCACTGTCATGATTTAATGAACTAAGAAAATATTGGTCGCCCCAATTATATCCAGTTGTTTCTATTCCACCACTGTCACCTAACTGTAGGTTAAATCTAGCTGGGTCTGTGCTACCATCATGCCGCCAAACAGCAAATTTAATAAGGGTTACACCGCTTGGTATTCCTGTGAATGTTCTTGAACTTTGACCATTCAAAGATTGAGCCGCAGGAAAAGTAAAACCGCCAGTTCCAGTAAGAGATGAGCCGTCAATAGCTGGCAGTGCGCCTGTAAGTTTGCTTGCCGCCATTGTGTCTATCTTAGCATTAGTCACAGCCCCATCATTGATACGGGCCGTAGTCACGCTGTCATCAGGCGGCACAGTTGTCTGTAATGCTTTGCCTTGATAGATAACGTAGAAGTCATCTGTGCTTGCCACGTTGCCTGTCATGGTCAATGCAGTGCCTGACACTGTGTAGGCCACACCAGCTTCTTGTCTGACGTTGTTTACAAACACCTCAATTTCTTGTGCGTTAGCTACAGCGTGTGTCAGTGTATAGCTTACACCACCGTTGCCAGTGATAGTTTGCTTATCCATAGAGGAGTAGCTGTTAGATGTTTGGTTGCCTATGTAGCCCATAACTCACCTATGTACTGATTGCGTCCACAGCAGACACCCATACATCTGCGGATGATGCTGTGTCTGACTTCACATATAATCTGTCACCTGATTGCACTACAACTTTTGCACCACCATCAAGAACTTGCAGCGCACCACCAGCGGCAATAGGAGCATCCTTAATCAAATGGATGTCATTAGTGCCATCGTTAATGTAAACCTCAACAGTAATAGCGTTGGCCGTGACGTTGGCTATATGAATGCCAACAAGCGTATCGTAACTATCAAAGTTACTGCCATCAGGTATATCTGCGGCTGATGTGCCAACAGCGTTTAGTGTGTAACGTCTAAAATTCTGCGCCATGATTTACTCCTTTATAACGCAATACTCATGGCTATGGAAAAGCCAGCCGTGGCAAAGCCACTTGTGCTAACAACAGCATCTTCCCAAGCACTGCCGTTATAAACTCTTAAAATTGTACTACTTGTGTTGTAATACAAATCACCTGCATCCAAAGCAGAGCCATCTGGGTCTTGTGTAGGATCAGAAGACTGTGGTCCTAGATATTTGTTATTAAAGTCAGAAGCAGATGCTGCTGCTTGTTCCGCCCAATACTTAGCAGAATATTGGCTTCCACTAACTGCTGTATTAGAACTAAAGCCAGCACCTCCACCCAAAGCCCACTGCTTTGCAGAGCCATTAGTGTTGCCAGACTGCGTACCAATGGCATATTCTTTGGCTGAATACTCAGTGCCATCACAGGTGTTTGAAGTGTCAGTTGCCCACTCTTTAGCAGACCCAGCACCAGATGAATCCGTTACACCAGTACCGCCAGTAGCCCACGCTTTAGCTGAGTAACCTTCTCCTGTTTGTGCTTCACCATCTGTCTTTTGCGCCCATGCTTCTGCTTCAGTAGCAGATGCAGCAGCTTCAGCCGCTTTTGTTGTAGCTGTGGTTGCATTGCCAGACGCACCTTGTATGGCTGCTATATTGTTTTCTACAACTTGTATGTCAGATGATATAGCTGCTACAGCAGTTATGTCAGATGCTATGCCTGCTACAGTATTAATGTTTGTTGCATTACCAGCAACAGATGTAACATTAGACGCTATGCCAGCTACAGTGGTGACGTTACTTGAAATGCCAGCCACAGTAGTAACATTAGCACTAATTCCAGCCACCGTTGTGACATTAGCAGATATCCCAGCTACCGTGTTAATGTTTGCTACATTTGCCGCTACAGTACCAACACTTGCTATACTAGGTCCAGCTTCGGGCAAACCGCTTGTTGCATTAAAAGCCAACACTGTGCCTTTGCGAGTATCAACATTAGGCAATGTAAGTGAAGCTGCTGTATCAGAATCAGCCAACTTCATGGTTCTTCCAAGTTTGGTCTCAAGTTCTTGCTCAATAGCAAAAATCTTGTCTAGCTCTGTGTTTAATGAGCTAACATTAAATGGGCCAGATGTTGGAAAGTCTGTAGTTCTTTCTACAGTAATGTCACGGAAAATAGTGTACTTAGTAGAAGAATCGCTATAAGTGTCCCCAAGAGTAACGTGACCACCAGAAAAACCATCGTCAACAGAAGTTCCTGTAACTGCAAAAGTTCCTGTGCCAGTTCCTCTAGTAAGCGTAGTATCCACCCCAGCAGAACTGGTAACAATGACATTAATGTCGTCCAAGCTAAAGAACGGAAAGTCAATAGTAAGCTGTGTCGTATTTGCAGTAACTGCCTGCGTATACTGAACTCGAGCGTCATTATCTGCTATCGATATAGTAGCCATGCTATATTGTATCCCTTCTTAACTTACTGCTGTCTATTCACATTACCACCAAAAACACCATCATATATTGGGTCTAGGTAGAACAAATTGCCAGTTGGAAAGAAAAACCTAGCATTTTGTAGGGTGTCAGAGTCTACATTAAAGTTTACAACATCACCCATAACACTAGCCATATTAAACAAATTACTGCCAGTAGGGCCTGCTACAGCACCAGCTTTGGCTCCCATTGGTAATTGATACTGAGGCTGGTCTGTTAAAAATGGTCTCATGCCTAGTTTATGATCACTAATCTTCTCTACCGCATTATTTACGTCTGTAAACCAACCACCAATACCAGACCTGTCAATCGCATTAATAAGCTTAGTTCCAGCGTCTTCATTAGAATCTATACCGTACTGCGCTCTTTTAACTTCGTTGATAATTGCAGCAAGGCCTACAATTAAAAATGCACCTTGCCAAAACGCACCATCTTTTTCCTGTAGACCAGCAGTAAGCATACGAACCATTGCTCCCTGACCATAAGACTTAAACTGAGTCAACATTGAGCCAAACTCTGTAGATGTCCACAATGCTCTGTCACCAGCCCCAGGAGTGATAATGATACGCTCTACGTTTTGATTTAAAGCATTTCTAAACTTCAAACGCATGGTAGGGTCAGTCCAAGCTTCTGTATTTGGCAACCACTCTTTTCCCTCTTTTTGACCAAATTGACGTATAAGTTGTTGCATACGCATGTGGTCTTGCTCACCAATGCCATTCTTTAGAAACTTTTCTTGATCTGCTTTTTTTAGCTTAGACCACGGCTTCATTAACCCTTCTGTCATTCTGAGCATAGTCATGTTACCAGCCATCTCTTTAAGTGCCTGATTCCATATATTTAAACCATTAAACAAAAAGAACATTCCTGTTGCTTGGTTAAGCTTTCTTTCTAATGTAAAGCGAGAACCAAACAAATCACCTAAGTCAGACATAGCATGGCTTCGTAAGCCAAGTGTTGCATCAACAGCAATCGCAGCTTGGTCCAACTCCCTTTTGCCCATTTGCTTAATAAGCCTTGCTTGATCATTAAATAATGTTTTGAACCCTTTACCATAAGCGTTTTCAAAACCCTCTACCATTACAAGCCTAGCAACATCAGGAACAGATGAGATGACCGCACTGCCCATGCCAGCAAGTGTGTTGATAGACTTCATCACTCTTACAAACCGACTAGACAAAGCGTGAGGGTCTTTTGACGCACCGTATGTACCACGCAATCTGTCACGCAAACCACGAACATCACGAATGTCGGCTTCCATTGCCTTTTTAAGTTCACCACGCTTTGCTGCATCAGGTGTTTCTTTTATTAATCGATTGTATTCGCCTACAATATCATCAAGTACACCAGACATACTTACATCGCCATACTTACGAGTAAGCTCAATATCCATGCCCATAGTCTTTACATGGTGACGCAACAGTGTTTCTACATCATTCTCAAGAAACTCTTCAATTAACTCATCTGGTATTGCAAGAGTTCTAGCTTGTGCGCCTGATGGCGTTTTAACCCAATCAAGACTATCAGCAGCACCATCTAAGTCTACATAAGGCCTTCTGTGCGTTACTGTATCAAGAACATCATTGGCATAAGACTTTGCTGCACTAGCATCTAATCGCAATGTGGTTCTGCCATAAGTCTCAATGATTGATAAAAACCCTTGCTGGTTATCCATAATCTTATCAACACGATAAATTCTAGGCAGATAACTATTCGCATTATTTGCTGTTACACCTTCTTCACGAAGTTTCTTTAATTTGGCTTGTAACTCTGCTTTGACGGCTGGTTCTATAGCTTCATCTATTTGCTTTTGAAGTTCACGCTCAAACAACCTAACTGACTCAGCTTCTTTTTTAATAAAATCAAATGTTTCTCTATATTTCTTAGCAGATTGTGTTACATAAGGAGATGCAGCATCACCCATTTCATCGACATCACCTCTACGCATAGCCATAGCAACACGGTTTCTAAACTGAACTTCTCCTAACGCTTCATTACCACGAAGTTTGTCCTGAACTTTAGTTCTCATCATTGTTATTGCACGACCAGCATCTGACTTGGATATAGGTATATTTCTATAAGCAAGATAAGCTTCATCAGAAGCTCTTACAGAATCAAGAAGCTTAGATAAATATGTAGTTCTAAAAGTTGTTTCTACAGACTGATCCATCTCAATGCCAAGGTCTCTGACCTTCTTCTGCATCATTCCGCCAACATCTACCATTCCTACAGCTAGATTACGCACAAAGGGATTCTCACTCTGAAGCATGCGAATAGTTGGATTCCATCCTAGCTTTTCTAAACCAATACCAGTCTCTTCAAGTGCTTCTGTTTCCATCTGTGCATAAGCGGCTTGTCTTGCTCTTTCTGGACTAACATTAGCACCAGCAGCACGATAGATACCTGTGTCTGGGTCTAATGGCACGAGAGATGTAGATGCTCTCAATGGTTTGCCAAAAGCAACAGCCAAAGTACCACCTAACAAACTTGCTCCTGTAAGAATCAAAGCACTATGACTTGCATCTCTTTGTGTGTTTTGACTGTCAATTAGCATCTGCTCTGGTGCTGTTAATGCAGCTGTAAATGCAGAACCACCTATAAACCTCCTGCTTCTGCTTGCAGCTTTCATTATTTTATAAGGAGCAATAGGAGCAAAAGTAGTAGGCGTTGCAAGGCCAGCAACAAGTTGTTTGCTAACAGATGCTGTAGAAGATAATAACGCCATATCCTCTGCGTCTTGCTGCATACGCTCATACATCATCATTGATTCTGCTGGTGAACCAGATTGACGGAATCTCCATAATCCATCACCGCCAACCTTTTTCTTTAGCTCCTCATCTTCATAAGAACTATAGCCTTCAACTGGCTTATACTTAGGATCACTAGCTTCAATCATACGCATTAGAGATGGAACAAAGTTATTCTGTCTAAAGGCAGCACCCCATACATCCCAACCATCTTCATCGAATACACGATACTCGTACTCTTCTGGGTCAGTAAGCTGTGAAGGAATACGCTCACCATAAGTTTCCTGACCATTGCCGTACAACCCTGTATAACCGCCATATATCTCATCTGTAGAAGGCAGTGCCATTTCAGACTTTGTTGCTCTTGGTGGTTCAACAATAGGCTGCTTTTCTGTTATTTCTTCTATTACAGGAAGAGTGTTTGTTACTTCAGGTGGTATTGTTACTTCAGGCTCTGTCGGCATATCAACATCCCTGATAATTTCTTGAGGAGGTTGTGCTGGGTCTCTGGTAGGAACAGAACCTAAGTCACCCTCTTCACCAGATATCATAGCTTCTTGTATACCGTATTGCTTGGCTCTGGCTAACTCTCGTTCAAATTTTTTTTTTGATTCCACTTCTTCAGTGGTTAATCCAGCAACATAATAATCGGCTTCACGATTACGTCTGCTAGGAAACTCATCTTGAAAATTTCGTAGATTTTTTTCAGCACCAACCCAATCGTCAGAAGTTACTTGACGCCAAAAATTAGGAGTTGCTGTTGCAAGGTCTCCATGTTGAAAGCGAACTGAAGCAATAACAGTAGCTTTATTCATAGGTAAATTATCAAAAGATTCACCTGTTTTGGCTTGCCATTTATTTCTTAAATCATCAACAACCTCTTTGTGAGAAAACTCATCAATAATTTTTGCTTGTGAGTCAGAAATATTTAAGTTAGCCGCAACCTCTTCAGCTTCTGCACCTTTCAAGCCAAGGAATGGTTTTAGTGTTTCTATAATATCATCAGGCAAACCAGCAAGGTCTGAGAGAATGCGTTGACCTAAATCAAAGCCAGTAGCAATAGTGACGCCTGACTTCATATTTTTTGTTTTAGGAACATATCCACTAAGAATGCGCTTGCCTTCTTGTTTGGCAATAAAATCCCAATCAATATTACTCATACTACCATCCTAGCTGTCGCCAAAGGTCAATCATACCCAAAAACTCTTTAGCCTCTTGTTCAGTAAGAGGAGCTTCGTCCATATAGTTCATTCTATAACCACCAAATACGTTGTTATATAAATTAACTAAACCCTGTAAACTGACGTCTTTACGACCACTTTCTATTCTTCTAAATGTGGAGTTAAGCATTGTTTGATCCATCACTCCGACAGCAGACCAAAACTTTTTGGCTCTGTCAGTCTCTAAGCTTTTTAGAGCTTGTGCATAAGCAGATTGACCAGAATTAGCTCCATAAGCTTTTGTTTGCTTAAAATCATAAGTGTACGAATCTGTAAGATTGTGAAGCTTGCCGTAACTGTCTTTCATAACAACTGTATATGAAGGAGTTGCGCCATAGTTTTCATTAGCAATGTAATGTAAAGTTGGGGCTGGCCTTCCACCTGCAATTATTCCAGATGGCGTTCCAACCAAAGTAAGCTCTTCTTTTACCCTAGCACTCATCCCGTCTAATAAATTGGGGTTATCAATTAAAAATCTGTCTTTAATATCGTTGTCAATATCTGCTGGTATGAGAGTAATTCCAGCATTACCAACAGAAGCTTGTGCTTGTTTGAGAATAGGGTCTCGAACAAATTCTAACTCACCAGTTTCTGGGTTTTCTTGAACACCCATTCTTTTGCCAATTTGACCTAAAACAGAACGCATAGTAGCTACTGGTTCAGCTTGTGGGTACTTCATTAAATGACTTTTCCAAGCTCCCTCTACAGCCATTTTGATGTAAGGATCTGCTATAAATGCACCTTCGATATTTCTTTGACCAGCTCTAGCCGCCATTTGATACAGCATTTGATTATCTTCTGGAGATATGTTTGGCTGAAAGAATTTAAAGAATCCTTTACCCTCTATAGCCTGAGCAAAAGTATCGTTAAACAAAGTATCTGCATCTGTTGCACCATACTTGTCTGCGGCAAAGTTTGCTGTAGCACCACGATTCATATTCTTTGTAAGCTGTGCGGCTTCTAAAGCAGTCTCAATACCAACCCTATCTGCGCTACGCAAAAACTCTATAGTGTCCATATCAAGCTGTTGGTAAAACCTTGCTTGAATGAAATCTTCACGTTCTTCTGGAAACTTAGAGCGAATAGCTGACATAGCTTGGCCCATAACACGCATAGCTCTGTCTGCTGTTTCTGGTGTAGCAATAGCATTTTCAAATATAATTTTGGCTTCTGGATGCAATAAACCATCTGTCATTACAGCAAAAGCAGCTACAGCATCCATGCTTGCTTGGAACACAGACTCATCGCTAGTCGTAAGGCTAAAGTCAAAAGCCTGACCATTAACAAATACTTTATCAAAACCTTTTGCTTCAGAAAGAGCATCAAGCTCTGGCGCACTTGGCATGTAGCCATTCATTGCTTTTTCTTCTGCTGTAGTAGCAAGACGCAACTTATCTTTACGTTCTGTATAGAGTTTATCGTAAGCTTCTACTGCATTGATATACTCTTTGCGAGTTGAGTAATATCCGTTTTCACCAATAATGCCCTTTTTCTCAAGGCCAGATATAAACATTTCATTAGCATAGTATCCTGGAGTTTGAACAAAACCAGACATAGGTCCAAGAGACATTTGTATAAATGCACCAGCTTTACCAATATCTTTTGTAAGATAATAGTTTTCTGCTTTAAGGTAAGATGCCTGTGCTTCTCTTAATAACTTATGACCTTCTGGGCCTAGCTGTCTTGACTCAGCTAGCCTTGTAATCTCTTGCATAGCTGCCATAGTATTTTCTGGTGACGTTACTTCTGGGTTATCAAGTTCTGCTTTAAGATTTACATAAATGTCCTTATTTGCATTTGTTATTCTTTCATTAAGAGATTTATTGGTATCTCTTGCTGTAGTGTATAGGGTGGCTTGCTGTGTTCCATCTAGCATGTGTATTGCAGATTCAGGATTAGAAAACTCTTGGTTTATATCGTAACCATCCATAATTATAGAACGATAGAAACCGCTATATATACTTGACCTAAACTTACGCTCTTCTTCGTTTTGTGCGCTTTGAATGGAAATTAATCCACTCATTGTGGAGTTAAGTAAAGCATCTACTTTTGACGCATCAATACCTTCTGTTTGTGCTGCTTGCAACTTTAAGTCACGAATTAACTGGTAAGTAGCTGCTTCTCCATTAGCTATAAAAGAACGCTCAACTGCGGCTTGTGCTGTACGAGACATAACCACAGTATTTTGCATATTCTCAAGCTGTAGAATTTGCTGGTCTGAATAACCGTCTGCTTTAAGAGCTTCTTTTATCTGTTCCTGTTCAGCCGCTAACTCAGATATAAAAAGCTGCTGCCCTTCTTCTGGCAGATAGTCATCATTAACTTTGCCAGCTACACCATGAACTCCAAGTTTAACTGCATTGGCTTTAAATGCGTCTAAGTTTTGCTGTATGTTATATTGCTTTGTTTCTAGCTGTTGTTGAGCCAAAGCTTTGTTTTCAGCTATGGTGTATTCAGCTACAGCTTTAGGAGCAAGAGTAGCATAAATATCTGGGTCAAGTTTTTTCAAACTTTCCATATAGCCAGCCAGAGACCCTCTTATTGGGTCAGGGTCATTTGGATTCTCAGATAATGCTTTTGCAGCAGCTATACGAATATCATTAGATGCAGCAGATACATAACTTGTAACTGCGGCTTTTTTATAAGAATCTCTTACGCCTTGCTGTTCGCCAGATGAGTAAAGAGATATTTCTTTGCCGTAATTTAAATTTGTTAAAGGTACAAGGTTGTTATCTTTATCATAGGTAACACCAGCAGTTTTACCATCAATCTCTGCTTGCCGAATTGCATCATTGTATTCACGCTTTCTTATATCTGTTCCAATGCTCATGGCAGTCTGAGCAAGTTGGTCGTAAGAAGCAGCAGCTTGCTTAAATCCCGAAAGATTAGGGATTCCTGTTGGCTGTGCAAAAACTCTTTGTCCAGATGTTTTCTTAAAAGCCATTATGCTACACCTTTGTTAATTGAATAAGCTGCACCTGCTGTTTTTGCAAAACCACCAAGAACAACTGCTTTACCAGCAGCTTTAGAACCAGCCGCACCAATTTCGTATTTTCTGCGATTTGATTGTCCCATTAATCTAATGTTACTAATGTCTGCCTTAGCCATTTTTATTTCATCAGTACGCAAAGCACTAACCGAAGGTGATGTGCCAAGAGCAACGCCCTGAGATGACATAGACGTTCCAAGGGAGGCAAGCTGTCTTCTAAGCTGTCTGTTACGCTCTGCTTCTTGCTGGTCTGCTTGAAGAGATGCCATTTCAGCTTGTTCTTTGTAAGCTTCCGCTTCCATGTCATAAGCGGCTTTTTGCTGTCTTACGGCAGCAAGCCCAATAATAGCTGAAGCTATTTGCATTTCTACGCCCATTACACTTCCACCTCTAGCAACAGGCCATTGATTGTGAGTGGCAATGGCTGGTCTTGTGTTATTGTCACTGTACCTTCTTTACCCCAACCCAGTAAATACACTTCCTTACGTTCAGTAAGTGGCGTTGGCTCAAGAGAAAAATCATCTGTAACTCTTCTAATAAGAATACTTGTACCTTTTGTCTTAACATCAAGTGTTTCATTTAAATCAAGCACAGCACGAACCACTCTACGCTTTTGACCTACAGATATGCCGTCACTTAACTGAAACTCAGGAGGCAGTGTTGTAAGCTCTGGTGTAAAATTAAGTCCTATTTCAACACTAGTAACAGCATCTGTAAGTGTAAGTTGACCACTTCCATTTGTTGTATAAGTACCCATAGAATAGTTGCCAGACTTAACAACAACTTCAGTGTTAGGCAAATGAGCAACTGTCCAGTTCTTTGTTGCTGAACCAGTTTGTTTGGATGCAGAATCAGTGTGATATGTATTATCCAAAAGCTCTAAGCTTGTAACTGTTGAGTTATTAATAGTTCTTTCGACTATAGAATAAACTTGTCGGTTTACATTAACCAAGTTCTTAAAACTGCCTTGTGTTGACCACTCACACCAACCTTGTAGCTGCTCTTTGCGAATTGACATAAACACAGGCATTTTGCCATCGCTATTAACAAGATAAAGATAAGCTTCTACTTGGTCTTGTGCTTCACGCTGAGAAACCATCTGAGACGGCACACCTATTATGTGCGGTGACAGTAAAGTAAGTGCATCAGCATTATATGCTTGGCTTACATCAGAGTAGACAAATTCTCTAACTGCTCCTTTAGACTTAGTAAGAAAAACCAAAGCACCATCAAAATCAGAAGCAACAACCTCTCCGCTGCCGTAAGAAGTTTGTTTTTTAACTGATATAGTAGATGGGGTAAGTGGTCTGTTTTCTGAAGTTGGAACATATAATTCTTGCTCCGATGTAAATATAACCAGATGTCTAAATGAAGCCAAAGACTTGATTTCTGATATTTGATTTTCAGCTATTTGCACTTGTATAGATTCATCATCTAATCCAGTACCAATATCAAAATTAAAAAACTCTCCGGCTTTAGACATAAATAAATGATTAGGTAAATCTTTTGACCCACCAAATATTAATCTCTGATCATGGAATGTAACAGAACGAGCAAAACCTTTTCTTGTGGAAAAAACTTGTTCTCTAAATGTATCTCTTGCGTTTGTATTAGCTATTGCAGCACTCAACGTTCCAGTAACATTCTGAGCATCTGTAAAGCCAGTAATCGATATATGAACAATAGTTCCAGCAGAATCTGTAAACTCTATCTTTTCACCAACCATATTGCTGCTAAATAAACTTGCACTCGCTTGAAAGTTTTGTGAGGCAGTAGTTGTTGCAGCAGGGGTTATGGTGATTGATGGAGCAGAAAACCTAAAAAATGGCTGTAATGTTTTACCATCAGAAACATCAAAAGCATAATCAGTTCTGGCAAAAGTATCGACTGCTGTACGAGTAAGCTTTTGCATAGCCATATCTTTATGCACAACAATCATTGTGTCACCAGACTGAGATACTCTTAACTCACCAATCATAGCAGTTGTCCAAGGACATCCTGTTATTGTCTGGGTAATTACTGTTGGTGCAGTAACATCTATGACTTCCAGCTTTGTATTTGAAAAAAGGAGTATATAAGCTTCATCTTCATCGAAGATATAGGCTTCAGACTGATAAGTTGTATTAGTCAGTGTTTGGAGAAAACGGAAACCACCCCTACGCCTTATACCACCCTGAGATAGCATACGAAAGTTACGAAGCTTTTTAGTGCCGTTTTTATAAGCATTAGAGTCAACCCTTGAAGACAGTAAGGGCGTTAACTCTCCTGACGTAAAGTTGGTGTAGAACTGACGAAGCAGTGCCATTCATTATGTGCCTTCTATGTTTTGATAAATACCGTTACCAAGT